TCAAGAGCTTGAAGAAAATTCAAGCCTATGAAGCCAGCGCAACCAGTTACTAATAATGCTCTACCCATGGTGCCTCCAAATAAAATAAGAGTGGCTTTGAAACCACTCTTATTCTACTCTGTTATGATCTATTAGTCAAATCAGAACGGATCGTCTTCATCAAAGTCAATGTTTGAGATGTCGATGGTTTCACCTTCATCTTCAGACTCGGACTCTGGTTCAGTCTCTTCTGAAGATACTGGATCTTCCACAGTGATATCCTCAGTGCTGACTGGATCCTCAGTTTCAGTCACATCGGAACCGTCTTCAGTATCACGGGTGCGAGTCTTACGAGGCTCACGGGTCTTGTCAACTTCAACTGATGATTCGTCCTTGGTATTTTCATCCTTGACATTACGACCCTCAAAGATAGCTAGTAGCTCATCATAGGTCTTGGTGTTTCGGACATTACCATCCTTGTCCACCCCGTAAACCTTCTCTTCAAGGTTATGAATCTCGTCATATACCTTATCAAGATCAACACCTTCGGTTTCGGCTAGATCTGTTTCGCGGCGAGCGAAGTCAGATAGGTCATAGTTGATATAACCACCTTCCTTGCGAATGACTAGAAGGAAATCATAACCTTCGTTGACATCCCAAAAGAACATACCATGAGTGGTTAGTGCTTCCTTGAGCTTGTCAAAGACCTTGGTTCCGAATTCCCAAACACAAACCTTACCCTGTTGGTTCTGTTCCTCTGCGCGAGGATCATCAAGGATTAGTGCGTTTACGTGGTAACGCTTCTTCTTCCAAAGACCCTTAGCGATATCTTCGCTAACCTTATCTTCCTTCTTGAAGAGAGCCTTGGATGCCTCACAAATTGGGCAGGCTGCTTCTTCATCCTTGGAAGTTGGGCAGATCTGATAGGTCTTCTTGGTGGCACCCTTCGGTTTGAAGATGTGTGCCTTAGTCTGGATCCAAGGCTCATCCATACCATCGTTCACATGAACATTCGGTAGGATACGGACACGGTAAGTTGTCTTACCCTTGTCCCCTACCATATTTGGTCGGAACTGCCAGCTATAATCAATAGCTACTCCTGACTTGTTTTCTTCTTGTTCTTGAAGCTTCTTCTGTAGGGCTTCAAACTTTTTGCGTGATACGCTCTTGAACTTACTCATAGTGTTCTCCTTCAATGTGTAAGGGTTATTATCTAGGGTTTTGTTTATTTTGCAAATGCCTCTAAGGGCGGGGGTTCTTTTTTGAATTAGATAGGGGTTCTATATAATCCTAGAAGATTTATATGGTTGTCAAAGATCTCGTTCAGCGAACACATGTATTTATCGTGCTCTTCCGTACATATAGCCAACAATTTCACCGTTTTTGTTCACAGGATATTCGTTGTAATTTTGAGCTACCTCTACATGTTTGATTTGTTCTTGAGTCTCAAAGAAAGGAGGGTTATCTTTGAGAATCTTTAGTAGATCCATCTTCTTACCACTAGCCATAGTTACCATATATGGTTCGGCACTGGCTTCCTCTTTTGCTTCAAGAACTTCCTTTGATTCGTCAAGAACTTCTCGTTCACTGTCCAAGTCTCGGTTCAATGCAGCTTCTTCAGTGAACTTCTCAGGGAATCTCTTCTGGAGCTTTCTAATGTTCCAGTCCCAAGCTTCTTCCCACGATACGCCAAGCTCATCAAATAGAACAGAAAGATACCAACAAAGATCACCAGCTTCTTCAACAAGATTTACCTTGTCAAGTTCCTTACCATAGAAACGGTGGCGCTTGAGAGCATCAACCAACTCACCAGATTCAGTTACGAGTCCGTCAACTGCGTGTTGGATTCTAGGAGTGATTCTGCCAACTGGACCAAACGAATATTGGAATGGTTCAGTTCTTAGGCAATTCTTTGTGTATTCTTCTGGAGTCATTTTGATTCCTTATAGCTCGTCGTGATCAACTCGTTCTTCTGCTGAAGCTTTGATGAGATTGTAATTCCTCTCATCCAGTTTTTCAATAGCCTCTTTTTCGGTCATACCCAATTCAGTCCTGAGCCACATAACAGCATCAAAAGGATCCTTACCTTTCTCTGTAATTAGATGTCTGACCATTTTATTGTAGGCAGTCTTGATTATTGTATGAACCTTATTAGGAGACATGTTATACCGTGCGGCAATATCCTCCAGAGGTACTTGGTTCTGCTTTGGTACTCTCATTCTTCGTCCTCCGCTTTATCGCTAGATTTCTTATTCTTTCTGTCTCTAAAACTCCTTGCGGCATCCAAAGCTGCTTGATACGCATCCTCTGAATTATCACGGTCGCTGTCATCAACAATTCTCATATGGTTATAATCAACTTGCATGGTAAAGTTAGCACCGTTCTTACTGAATCGGCTCTTAGCTATTGACCAATACATAATGTTTGAATCATCGGCTTCCTCGTCACGACAAACCATAATCATTAGGTCAGCAGTCTGAGGAATACCAATTGAATCTGCGGTCTTGTCAACGCCAACATAACTGGTATTGTAACCGTCACGGTTTACTTGAACAGCAGTAAAGATAGGTACACCTAACATTACGCCGATAGCACGAAGCTCTTCACTAACTGTCTTTAGCTTACCGTATGTGTTATCCGAAAAAGTCTTACCATTTGGTGCCATAAGACCTAGATAGTCAACTACGATGAAATCTGGCTTGAACCTCTTTCTACGTAACTCTAGTTCTCTGACAAAAGATAGAAGCTGGTTAGAGTTGATCGTTGAAGGTGGGTATTCCTTCACAATCAATCTACCAAATGGTTTGTAGTCGTCTGGATTTTCTTCTGCTAGTTGGTCGCGTTCCTTCTTCTTACGAACGATTCGTTCCATAAGCATATCAACATCATCTGACAATTCACCCATACCAATGTCTGACATATTTGCGTCAATACGATTGGCTAGTAGATGTTCGTTGATTTCTAGGGTAAGATATAGACCGTTGTATCCTTGTTCAATTAGGTTATATGCAATATGACCTAGGATAAGAGTCTTACCAACATTTGTAGCTGCGCCGAAAATATTCAATGACTTCGGACGCCAGCCACCCCCAATTGCTTTGTTCAACTTAGGCATACCCGTGTCAATGACAACTCCTGGGTTCCTAAGTTCTTCCATACGCTTTTCAAGATCTTCAAAGTAATCAATACCAAGGCTATCATCAAAACTGATTTCATTAGCCTTTAGGATTTCATTGACTGCTTCGTCATTCTTGTTTTGTTCCATCAATTCAACACACTTGACAAGTGCCATCTCAAGTCGGCTTCTCTTGATGAACTCCTGAGTTTCCTCTTGGAGCCAATCATAAAAACCTTCTGATGATGTTGGGAGGTCGCAGTATTCTGCTTCCTGTAATGAATCAATAGACTCTTCTGCTTCTTCTTCGTTTTCCTTACATACCTTTGGAATGATCGTATCAATAAGCTGCTTCAAACTTGGACATGTCTTGTGAGCCATATAGACCCTCTTCATACCCTTGATTACTCTACCCACTGGTGGAGAGAAATAATCTTGATGCATTTTTTCCAGATACTTATCAGCAAACTCTGGAAGACGAATCAACCCCTTCAATATGTATAGTTCTGTTTTATCTCTAGAACTCAATGCAAACTCCTTACTTGATTGTGACGTAGATACATAATTTGTCAATCGTCATGATCATCGTCACTATCGGAGCCTATTCCAGCCGCTTCTGCCATTTCTTCCATAACTTCCTTGTCATGGAACTCGCTATATGCAAGTTCTTGTTCAACCTTCTCAGATAGAGGCTCAATAATTGGCTCCCAAATCTCGTCTTCGTACAGGTTACCAGTTCTTACCTTTTTGTCTAGATGTGGAATCTGCCACCACCCAGCAGATGCCTTTTCAATCAAGCCATGCTTTAGTGCATCCTCAAGCAATCCTGGGTACTTCTGAAGTCCAGTCTTGAAGCTAATATAGAATTGTGCCTGCTTACCTTCTGGAACAATACGGTTCTTCACAACCGTTGCAACTATTCTGGCACCAGTTACAAATTTCTTCTTCTTGTTATCACTGAGTTGATTACCTTCTTCTTTCTCATGATACTTGCGTAGGAATACAATCTGTGTACACATGAAGATGAATCCTTGACCACCAGTGAATACTTCCTCTGGAGGAACACCTGGATATGCCCCAGGAACTTCATAGGTGTGGTTCGTTACAACCATGGTTGCGTTATTGAAGGCAACTGCCTTCTGTACAATACGCGAAGCAGCCTTCAACTGCTTAGCACGCTGACCTTGGTCTGATTTGACATCACCCTTCTTGACATCAGCATGTTCTTTCTCTGATGTTAGGTTTGCAAGGGAGTCAGTAATGACAAGCCATTCTACATTTGGATGCTGAGTATGAAGACTTTCAAGAGTCTGACAGACATCTACTTCCCAAGATGTAATAGTAGTAGCTGGCTGGTAAAGAATGGTACTTGTATCTACACCAAGTCTCTCTAAGAACGCACGATCAACAGCGTTTTCAGTCTCAAAGAAGATAACGCCCATTCCTTGTGACTGTGCTTCACGGATAATGTTGGCGACAATAAATGATTTACCTACACCTGGGCGACCAGCAAAGGCAGTGATTCTACCTTTTGGAATAGCCTTGAAATAATTACCACCCATGATTGAGTTGAGTGCAGGAGATCCAGTGCTAATCCATCCCTTGATCTCTGTCATAGACGATTCATCAAATAACTCAAACTTGCCCTTACCTTCGTTCTTTACGTAATCAGAAAAGATGTTCTTGATATCTACTTTATCGTTCTGTTTAGTTGCTTTCGCTTTAGCCATTATAGCTCCTTCTTGTTAGTGTTGGGCTTTATTTATGTCGCTTGATACAGTTTAGACGAGAATGTTTTTTAGTCAAATACCTATAAATAGAGTAGAACCAAATCCACAGGAGAATAGCATGGGCAAGGGATTCAGAAACTTCTATGAAGGTTATGACATGCAGCTAGAGGAAGATCTACGTAAGATCCATGAACTCGTTGCAATGAAGAAGACAGTTGAAGCAATGGATGAGGGTCTTGACAGATTTGCGGTTGCTGACCCTGTAAACGAAGTCCATAAGGAAGTTGCTGCCGACTTCAAGAAGCGTTATGGAAAGAACTGGAAGTCAGTCTACTATGCAACTGCAAATAAGCAGGACCGTGATCCAGAAACCTTTGAGAAGACAGAAGAAGGTGATAAGCCAGGACTATGGGATAACATTCGTAAGAAGCGTGCCCGTGGCGAGTCTCCTGCAAAGCCAGGAGATAAGGACTATCCAGATGAGAAGTCATGGAAGAAGGCACAAGAGGCTGAATACCAAGGCAAGGATGTCAAGCTAAATAAACCATCTCGTAACACAGACGGAAAGAAAAAGTTCAAGGTCTATGTTGATCCTGACGGTGATGGTAAGGCACAAAAGGTTACCTTTGGTGACAAGAACATGGAAATCCGTAGAGACAATCCAGAAGCCAGAAAGAATTTCCGTGCCCGTCACAACTGTGACCAGAAGAAGGATAAGACTACCGCTGGATATTGGTCATGTTACCAGTGGCGCAAAGGTTCTAAGGTTGCAGACAACGAAAATCACTAACCTTCATATTTGAGAGAAAACTTCTTTTTCTCTGGTCGCTTCTGTTTTCCAGATGCGTACTTCCATTCCTGCTCAAGCATTTCAATAAGCTTGGGCAGGATTTCTTTTGGTACTTGAATTTGAAAATATGAATCTTCGCTAATATATGTCTTTGCTTTGAAAACATCTCCACCTTTCTTCTGAAGATCTTTCAATCGCTTGACAATTAGTCCACATTCTTTGATGGTACTTATGAAACAACGATAACCCTTATCTGCCTTATAGTAGATAAGGATACCTTCTCCTTGTTGTTCTACTTTCATATATGGATCTTCGTTTATCATTCCCACTCAAACATATCAGTCATATCACAGTTCTCAAAATCTGGAAGATTCCAGTGAAGTAGATCAAAAAATCTACGGACAGGATTTAGCATAGCAACATCAAACTGGCGTCTACGATCAATGATCTGTTCATAACCACCATCCTTGATCCACTTGTCCTTGAATGCAAACACATCCGAATCCCACATAGGGCTCTTGATTGAGTAAACATAACTCATCTTGTCGCCATCATAAATCTTGTCATAAACTCTCTTGAGCTTAGGATTAGAATCAAGCAACTCATTGTATAGAATAGCACCACGTACCTGTTGAGGGGTTGATTTGAACTTACCAAGCTCTTCCCTTCTCTTCCTATACTTAGTCACATTATTTGCCGTCTTTGTAAATGCAATTTCATCTGGAGCGGCATCAAAGAACACGCTGTGCATTGCTCTGATCTGATCAACAGTATGCTTCTCATCAAGAATGGTCAAAATATCACTAACAACCTTCTTGAGATTTTCACGAACGAACTTAGGAACATTAGAGCGAACAATGTCAATACCTGTTACCTTGAGTCTCTTCTTGAGAGGTAGTTCAACACCTTCATTATTCAAAGCCCATAGAACATAACGCTTACGTTCAAGGAAGATACCACGTTGAGCGACTGCTTCTCTCTTGAAGAAGATTTTATTCTTATTACAATTGAAATGATTTAGAGTTAGCCTCTTCATTGCATCGTTGATAATCATGGCTGCGTGATTCTGTAGGCTGTCGGCTGATTCTTCCATATCAGCATACTTAGCAATCTCTTCATCAGACATGTCAATATGTAGACCCATTTCATCATTGGTCTTCTTATCGTCAAAGATAATGTAATTCTTGACAATCTCTGGATCCGTATCCTCATAATTCACGCCGAAGGTTTTGAGTATCTTACCAAAATCCAAATACACAGAGTCAGTATCGGCATAGATCACTGTACCTTCCGTTCCTTCAGTAGCCCCAACCTTCTTACCAAACTTAGAATTCTGCCAAGCTCCTGACTTGAAGTGATGTTCAATACTTGCACCAGTTGTCATGGTGATATAACGACCTGACATAGTAACTGCAACTGCATTATCCCAATCAAAGAAACGGGAGTGTGCTGTTCCAAGATAACCATAAACTGAGTTGATTAGAATCTTGTAGTTCAACTGCAAAGCGTGATACTTATCTGCACCATCCTTGTCACCATGTGCTTGAGCAGCAAGCATTTTCTTCTTATATGCTTTGCGCTTGTTGAACCACTCTTCAACAAACTTTGGAACAATACCCTGCTTGTCTTGACGATACACAGCACCGTTAGCCGCCATACAGTAATTGTTTTCTTTGATGTAATCTGCAACTTCGCCGCATGTTGTGTTCTCGCCAAAGAAAATACACGGCTCGTTACGTCCCCCTGTTCCTGCTAAAGCCTTCATCATATCCTTGACAAAGATCTGAGGAATTACGGTAAGCTTTGTTTCTGGTGAAATGTTCCACCCCATCATGATAGATGGATATAGTGATGTAGCATCAAAAGACACAACCCAATCATGAAGTCCTGCAAGAGGATGCTTGACGAAACCACCAACATACTTTTCGTCTCTAGTTTTCATTTCTTCAATCTTCGCACGATCAACGTCTGGCAAAACAATCCTGTCTGCCGCGAGTGATGAAATGAAAGCACCGTCCAAAACTCTAGTAGTTCTATCATAGTGCTCAAACGGAACTCTACAACCATAACAAAAGGAGATAAGAAGA